AAACATGTCGTAGTTATATAAAGTTGCAATACCTTGATTAGCACCTTCACCACCACCTTGATTAAGTGGATTACCATATGCATCTGTTGCACCGGATAATCTATCTGACAAATAACCTTTGTAAGCTGCTTCTAGTTCTTCATTAGTCATTTCAGAAACAGTTCCATAGTTTAAACCAGGAATTTTACCAGCTCTTACTACTTCATCCATAAAATAATCTCTATTTTTTGCTGTAGTAAAGTCAGCAAATTTTTGTATAGGTTTTTTTAAAAAAGTATTTGCTATAATACCAGTTGGCAGAAATGAAGGAAATTTAACTGTTGGTCTATTACTTAAAAATTGTTGATATGGATTTATTGTTGTTCCATATGGCATAGGCCCAATAAAATTTTTTCCTGAATCTTTAGCATAACCACCTGCAATACCTACTTCATAATCTCTTGCGTGCCTTCTATAATCATCACCAGTTACAGTTCCAGTTGGATTTGTCTTACTTACATACCCACCTGGATCGTTACCAGTACCGCCATGATCTGAGGGACTTGAATAACTAGATTTTCCTGCTTCAGCACTTCCCGGTGCTCCACTTCCACCTTGATATTTACCTGCGCCATCACCGCTAACATAACTTCCACCACCACCAAATGCAATTCTTCCAACTCTTTGGCCCATTGCGTACATCTGTCTAGCTTGTTGTAATCTTGTAATTGACATTATCGTCTTCCTCCTGCATGTATATCTAACCTAAAAGTGCCTAATTTCCAACTAGTATCCACAGCCGTGTTGGATATAGTTAGCGCAATAGATCTAGCTCTTGCACGGGTATCTACTTTTGTAGTGCTAGATGTTATGGTAAAGGGTCCAAGTGATGAGCTTATAGCTGTATCACTAGGGTAGTTTCTTAAATCTAATTGTATAACAGAACTTCCTTGTTGAGATATAAAGTCAGGTATAATTCTACTAACTCTCATAATGTTTTCACCATCACCTCTAAGGTCCCCTAAATTAGTTGCAGCTCCTCTAACAACTTTTTGTGTAATGTCATAATCACCAGATGTTATATTAGCAGGAATAGCCACAGCTGTAGTTGCTGCTTCTTGTTGATTAACTCCTGTTTCATGTTCAAAATAAATAGTAGTACCATCTGTATTGCCTTTAACATCAAAAGATGTATCAACTCCTGCGCTATATTTTGTTGCATGTGGTAGACCAAATACAGCTGAATCTTCCCATGTTGTTCTAGGAAATAAAGTGCTTGCATTAGTAAACCATATAGGTCGTTTAGCTGTTGAATCTAAATAACTATATGTAACAGCTCTAGTATTTACATTAGATGTAGAGGTTGGATAAAACCAAGTAATCTCACCAAACAAGTTATTGATACCACAATAAACTAATTGGTTTGATGTAGTGTTAAGATCATCATAAACATAATCTTCAACTAAACAGTCCATAGATTCTAGTTTACCGGTGTATCTAAAGAAACCATTATCAGACATCCAGTACGCAGCACCATCAACTTCAACTGCTGCATTCATACCAATCAATCCACAGTTAGTACCAACCTGTTCAAAGGCAAATGTAAAAGGCTGACCAACAAAACGCATAGTAAATAGTGATGTATCAGTCCAAATGTAAATTGCATTTCTACCTAACTTACCACCCATGATCCGTGATCCGGCAGCCAGTCTTTGTGTACCAGCACTATTCTCAGCTGTTGGTGTGTAATCATTAATATCTTCTTGAGAAGAAAATCTTATAAACATATCGTCTTGTGTTGTCTTATCACCGATAGTTGTTTCTGTTCCAAAAAACACTAAGTGACGATCGGGAGTAGATACTAACATATCACGTGACGCTGTTGGTGCACCTGATATAATTGTAGCTCGTGTTGATGTTGCATTAGTTGCATCACCATCCCATTCAAAACATTCTCCATTATGTATTAAAGCTATTAATGTTGATCCTAAGTTGTCCAAGGACCATAGACCAGGATCGGTTACTGAGTCAGTGTTGGCTGCAGCTGATCCCCATCCAGTCCAGCTAGATGTGTTAGTTACCGTTGCACCATTACTGTGAGCTGCTTTAGTAGAACCTCTTGCTCCTCTTGTAATACCTGTTAAATTATTTCCTGTTATACCTGTGTATGAAATTTCCTCACTACCTACTTGAATATAGTTTGTACCTGAAGATGGAAAACCTGTTGTGCTAGTAAGTGTAATACTAGTTCCTGATCCACCGGTACCAGCAGTGTCATTTAATAATGCTCCATTTAAAGTTGTTGTTAAAGATCCTAAAATATTACCACCAAATAAAGATATACCCCAACCAAAAGCTCCTATTTGTTCAGCAGGTCCTACGTGATAGTATTGATAATACTTAACACTTCCAGATGTAGTAGCACCAGAACCAGATTCATTACTATCCATAGTAATGGTTATTTCATCAGAAGCCGGTACACTTGTTACCATATATTTTACATCATCAAAATCCGCTGCTGCATAATTAGAATTAGTTGCAGCTGAAAAATTAGTAAACGTTATAATATCTCCTGCTACAAATGTGTGGGATCCGGGAAAGGTAATAGTAACTGTTGGAGATCCATTAGTTGTTGTAAAACAATTTGATATAGTTGTTCCTGTTGGATTAACTAGTGGGTGGATATCGTAGTATACTCCTCCAGAGTATACATATAAAATTCTGTTTGTGCCTATGGCTGAAAATTTAGTAGATGCTTTATTAACAAAATGATGAAGTCCTCTTGCAACCCCTGTAAGTTTTGATTCACCTAATTGTTGCCAACCACCTATTTTCTCAGGTGTACCATATCTAAAACGAACATTTTCTCCACCTGTCCATTGAGACTCAGCACCTGTTGATGTAACTTGTTTGTTGAACCCTGGTAGGAATCCTAGCTTTTGTAACATATAACCTCATTATAATACTATTTTATACCTGATGGTAGACCCAACATAGCTCTTCCATCAAATCTATTTTTATCAGCAAATGGGCCATTTACATGATTATAATGTAGAAATACTTGACCGCAAATGTTCCCGTCAAAAGGCTCTCGCCAATGTTCGAGTTCACATCCACTATATACTAGCATATCTCCCACTTCAAGCAAGACTTTCGTGCCTGCTGGAGCGTTTGGTTTTACAATATTTTGTCTTTCATTAACAACATTATTAGCTCCTGTGCCATCTATAAATATAGGCCAAGGATCTCCACCCAAATTAAGTGTTGTAGATATTTCACAACTAGGTCTATCTTTGTGCCTATGTAGAGTATCTCCTTTTTTATAAGCTCTAGCATAAGAGTATGTTGGTATTAAATCTAGGCCAGTGTGTTTTTTCATTACAGGCAACATCTTAACTAGTAATGTATCCATTACAAAATCACCATAACAAGAGAATGTATTAGGTATCTGTTGATCGGTCCATGTTCCAAGGATCGGGGACTGTGAGTGTATGTTATTTTTATACATATAATCTACTGCATCTCGTTTAAGTAAAAAATAATTTAATATAAAGTTAGCTAGATCGTATGGTACAGCGCTTTTAATTACTTGATATTTATTAGTTTGAAAGGTCATACCATCATACACTTTTGTAAAAAATTAAAAGACACTGATATTCTTATATCATTGGATTCATTAGGATCAACACAGTGCATTAACCAAGATGGAAACATAATACACCTTCCAGTAATAGGTTCATAATGTGTTTCTCTAAACAATCTTGCAGGTACGGGTCCTTCTTTTTGTCTGGGTCTAGACATTGCAGCTGATGATCTTGGGTCGTCTATTTTTAAATGTCCACAATTTTTAGGGGCTTTTACATAATAGACACCAGACCATAATGAGTTTGGATGTTGATGTGCTCTATTCATTCCACCTGGTGGATTTATGTTGGCCCACATATTACCAAGTATAGGCTCACTATCTAAATATTCTTGATCATAAATAGTTTTTTGACATGCATATAACATATCAACTAGTTTTTTATACTCAGGTAACTCAGCCATATTTGTAGTTGAATGCCAACCTTTAATATTGGTTCTTGTCATTCCTTTATCTTTATTAGACCAAGCTACAATATCTCTTTCCAACTCTTGATTAAGAGTAGGGTGTTCTATATCTGCAATATAGATAGGTGTTGGAAAATGTAAATCTCTATGCATTATTTAAATGGTGTTCCTCCAAACCACATAACTAGTGATTGTCTTATACCACGTGTCACAGGTTTTACTCTATGTCTTATAAACGATGCAAAAAATATAGCGTGACCTTGTTTAAGTTTTCCAACCTTACCTTCTGCCATTAATTCCAAATCCCCTCCTTCAAACTCATTTTCAGGAGACAATAGACAAGTCATAGATATTTTTCGAACAGGTGGTTCGTGTGCACAGTTTATATCATTATCTACATGCCATTCATAGAATCCTCCTTCTGGATATTCTGTGTATTGTGCCATTTCTGTGATAGTCATTCCATCAAAACCAAAATGATTTCCATTTGTGGTTTTCATAATACGATCTATGTCCTTATACATGTCAGCCATTTTTTTAAATGGTATCCAACTAATATGTGAAGTTCTAGTTTTAGTATCAACTATTCCACTTTTAATACCTTTATCATTTCCAACAGACGCATCTTGTTTAGGCTCGGCACGTCCTGCAGCAATAATCATTTTACATTGTTCCGGTGTAAAAATTGGTGTTGTTGTTTCAACTATATAAGATTTCCATCGTGGTTCTGTTATCATATTAATATCCGTATTCTACCCATCCCGTTATTATATATTTATCATTTGATAGAGGTGGGTTGCCTCTATGAAGATGTGTAAATTGTGATGGCCAAACTAATAGTGTATTTTTTTCAGGTTTAAATCTACACTTTTGATATAAAAATTCTGTCTCTCCACCTTCAGTTACATCATTAAGATAAACACTAAAAGCTAGTATTCTATTTCTAGCTTTCATCTCAGCGTTTTCACAATGCCACGTATGATAACCTTCACCCACTTTAGTTTTTTGAATTTTTACTTCAAGGATATTATGCGTTGCTAATTTTTTTAAGTATGAATATTTTTGTACATACAGAGGATAAACATCTTTAAAAAACATATCTATAAAAGGTTTATTATTATAAGTCATAGGAACATTGGTATCTCTAATAGTATCGATTGCATTATCTGATACTAACATTTCATCTACTTGTCTTGGGTATACGGCACCTTGTTGTTCACACTTATTAAAGTAATTTTTGTAATCATCTATCAATTGATCTGGCATAAAATTTTTAAACAAACCTATATGATTATCTATGTAATATTGTTTATCCATTATGTAGCACCTCTATTTTTTATTGGATCAAATGCTACATCACAGTTTGCAGCGAGTGTTCGTCTTGTTTCAGTAGTTCCATTAAACGGATATACACAATGTCTCATATCATATGGAAACACATAAAAATCTCTAAGGTCCATTGGTGGTTGATAATCTATCTTTGCAAATTGACCATTACTAGCTCCTAATATTTGTAGTCTACCGTTCTGTTGTATATGTTCTGCTGAATATTCTTTACCATATGTTGATGGTAATTTTAAAACCATTACACTTGATAAACCAGTAAATAACATACCTCTATGGATATGTGTAGGGTTATATTCGTGCTGTTTCATTTCATTAACCCAGATAGAATTAAGATGTAAGTCATAATCTCTAATTTTATTAAATGCTAAATAGTGTTTGAACACTTGCATAAAATAATCCGTCACATTGTTTGGTAACATATTATGGTTTTTCATCTTAGATTGGTCAGCCCCATTATAAAATAAAGAATGTTCTTTTTCTATTTTACCCACTAATTGATTATTGGCTGGTGCAAGGTTATAAAAATTTTGCTCATAGATTTGATTAATAGTGCTAAATATATTAAGCGGTACTTGATACTTTAAAACAGATTGACCTAAAAATACAAAGTCAAAATTTAATGTGTTGGTATTCATTTTTAATCCTTTCTAACTGGCCCATCAAATAATTTATGCATATTATTTCTAACTACTTTATCGTCATAACACAAACCGTTTATTTTTATTTGATCTAGATCAATAAATCTGTGATTAAAATAAGGTTCATCTATAAATTTATATATTTTTCGAAACTCTTGTTCAGGATTTTTAACTAAAAAAAATAGTTTACGACTTTGGTTTACCATGTTGGGTTATTTTTTCTTTCTCTTTATAACTATTTTCTAATTCACCAGACTTTTTAATTCTTTGTAACGACTGTAGTTGTCCCATTACATTAAATATCTCAGCTTCTGATGAGTTAGCATTTAGTGTTTTTGCTTTCTCGTGATATTGTAACCCGTATGATTCTAGTTGATGTTGGTTAACATCTTTGTCATTAAATGATCCGTCATTAAATTCTTTCTTTAATCCAGACCACATTTTAATTTCTCTCATTCTATGTCTTGCAACTTTTTCCATAGAAGCTTTACCAAATATAGCTTCATCTAAATCTATTTTATATTTAGTTGCTTTATATTCGTCTTCTTCTTTTTCAATTTTACCTTCTAACCATTTAATCTTTGCTTCGTTTCTTCTATAATCAAATGATAAAGTCATTAAGTTATCTAAGTATGATGATTGTTCTCTCACACACTGCCAATATTTTGCAGCTTTAGTTGGATATCTATTGTCTTGTAGTACAGAAAACCTAGCTTCTGTTTCTGTTCGAAACATTTGTTTTTTAGTCCATGTATCACGAAGCTCGTCTACCATACCTTTAAAATCTGATAGGTCTTCTTGTGTCAATAAATTATTTAAATGTGGCTCTTCACCTTGTATTACATCTCTAACGTCTTTTTTATTTGTCATTTCTTTATTCTTTATGTTTCCTTCTTATATATATTATTTAAAATATATTACAAGTCTTATGAGTCGGTAAATGTTTTTGTTGTTAGTCCTGCAAACTGTTCTACCAATGCTACATTAGAAGGTGAACCAGGTGCTGGTACACCACCAGAAGCTAGTGCTGATGTATTAGTTGCTCCTGCAGAACCAGCTCTTAATCTTCCAGTATTCATATCATTTGCTTCTGTCCAATTAGTTCCATTCCATTGTTCTGTTACACCTGTTGGTGCTGCTCCACCATAAGCTAATGCTGATGTTTGAACACCACTACCCATTAAAGCCTCTCTTCCAGTGTTTAAATCATTCACTTCTGTCCAGTTAGATCCATTCCATAATTCTGTTAAAGGTGTTCCTCCTGCACCACCAATAAGTAAAGCTGCTGTTTGAACTCCTGCTGCAGCTGCAGCATATCTAGGTGTATTTAAATCTGTAGTCTCAGTCCAGTTTGTTCCATTCCAAGATTCTACAATATTGGTGCCAGGTGGTAAAAACCCACCTATAGCTAAACCTGCTGTATTAGTTCCTGCTCCTGAACTAGTTCTTCTTGAAGTATTCAAATCATTAACTTCTGTCCAATTAGTTCCATTCCAAGTTTCTGTGTTTCCCATATTTGATCCATTATTTCCACCAAACGCTAATGCAGCTGTATAAGTTCCCATTGATCCTTGTGAAGATCTTGCAGTGTTTAAATTATTTACTTCTGTCCAATTTGATCCATTCCATACTTCTGTATCTGCAAGGTAAGTTGAAGAATATCCTCCCATTACTATGGCAGCTGTAGCTATACCAGCCCCTGACGTACTTGTTCTTGCTTGATTCAAACTATTAACTGTCGACCAAGCTACTACTGGAGTTCCTACATTACCTCGAAGAACATTATCTGTTGAGTTATACCAAACTTGTCCATCAAGAGGATTCGATGGGTCTGATTCTAAGACCTCGATTTGTGTTCCTTTAATTTCTTTGTATGTTGTCATAATTAATCTGTGTCTATTGTTTTAGTTGTAAAGCTTGGTTTTGTAAACTCTTCTGCTGCTGTTGACTGAGTGCTCGGATTTATAAATCCTCCTATAGCCAACCCAGCTGTATTACTAGCACCCGCACTACCACCAAATTGTGATCTAGCTGTAGCTAAATCTCCTTCTTCAGCCCAGTTAGTTCCGTTATAAGCTTCTGTTTTTGCGGTTATAGTTGGAGTTGTAGCATTACTTCCACCAAATACTAACATAGAAGTTAATATTCCTGCTCCTCCTAATTGTGTTCTTCCAGAATTCATATCATTTACTTCAGTCCAGTTGCTTCCATTCCAAGTTTCTGTATTGCCCGTTGCATATGGAGGTCCATTATCACCACCTGCAATTATTGCGGATGTATTACTTACACCATCTCCTGCTAAATAAGTTCTAGCTGTATTTACGTCACCAACTTCTGTCCAGTTGGTTCCATTCCAAGACTCATTATTAGCTATAGCACTTCCAGGAACTCCACCAGAAATTCCTAACGCAGATGTTTGAATGCCTGCTCCCGCTAATCCATATCTAGCAGTATTCATATCATTAACTTCTGTCCAACTTGTTCCATTCCAACTTTCAGTAATTGTTAGTGTAGGCGGTCCCATTCCACCAAACGTTAAAGCTGAAGTATTATCTGCACCTGCACCTCCCATAATTCTTCTCTGGGTGTTTAAATTATTTACTTCAGTCCAATTTGTTCCGTTATAAGATTCTGTATTAACAGTATCTCCACCATAAACTAAAGCTGCTGTTTGAGGTCCATTAGCAGCTCCCATTGTTCTTGAAGAAGTATTTAAAGTACCACCACTAGCCCAAGCACCGATTGGTACGCTTGTGCTCCATTCTTGTACTCCTGCTGGAGGACTAGCAGTGGCTCCTGTAATAGATATAGCAGAGTTAGCATTTCCTGCGCTAGTTGGACCGTTTACTGCTGTTAGTAAATCATTTACTTCTGTCCAGTTTGTTCCATTCCAATTTTCTGTGTTTCCTAAATATGTATTTGAATTATTTTCTCCACCAAAAGCTAATGCTGATGTACTATCTGCACCAGCTCCTCCTAGTTGTCTTCTTTGGGTGTTTAAATCATTTACTTCTGTCCAATTAGATCCATTCCAACTTTCTGTTTTTGCTGTGTCAGGTGCTGAAGGGTCTCTTCCACCA